ATTACCAGTATTCAAATTTAAAAAACCATTGATATTAACATTTTTATCATTTTGTCCTATATTAGTATGTTGATTACTATTAAAATTTAAACTACAATTTTGAAAAGTTTTATTTAATACTGTCTGTGTAGAATTTAAATCTACAACTTCTAATGTGTGATATTCCAAAGCAGTTCCACCAGCATTAACTCTAATAATTTGTGAAGCACTACCAATAGTGCTTAAACCTTTTAATGAAATAATATCATCTAAACCGTCATTAGTTAGTTCTAATGGTAAAGTTGCTAATAAAGAATTTGTACTAATACTATTTGTTAGATTTCTATTATTTATATTTTCAGCTGTATTAGTTAAGTTCCTCATATTATATAATAATATAATTAATTAAATTTTTTTACTTTTAGATTTTTTAAATTTTATACTTTTACAAAAGTCATTATATTTTTTTTCACTATAAGTATTTTTTCTTTCAACACTACTTTTCAATCGTTCAGCTTTTTCTTCTTTTTCTTTTTCGGGATTATATAATCCAATTAAATTTATTGTATTATTATACATATATAATTTATAATATTTTATTTTATTATAATATATGGTAAAGAAAAAAAAACCTAAAAAAGTTAAAAGTGTAGAAAGACAAAAGATAAGTTCAACTGCCGTATTAAATGATAGTAATATGAATAATAATCAACAACAAGTTCAAATAATATTTCCAGCTGATATGGAATTACGAAAAGTAAAAAAAAGAAAAAAATCAGATGAGGAAAGTAAAAAAAAAAAGAAGAAAAGGAAGAAAAAGATAAATTATTAGAAGAACTAAAAGAAAATTTAAAAGTATATGATAATTTACAATCAGTAGCAGCAGAAAAAAAAATACAAATACCAAGTGAATTAGGTGTTAGTATGATTAGTAAAAGTGATTTAAAAACTAATGAAGATATAAAAACTTTTATAGAAGATGTAAAAAACAAAAGTCAAAAAATTCAAGAATTAATTGCTGAAAAAGAACAAGCATTATCAGCTCCAACTCGTAGTTTTCCCATGCGTTTAGGTGGTGGAATTATTAGATTACCAACAGAGCCTTCATTATTTCCACCACAGCCACCATTACAACCACAAATAATACCACCAACACCAATACCAACTCAAACAATTACTACTCCAAGTCAAACAACGCCAAGATCAACACAAGCAACAACAACACAAACAGATCCAACATTAGAAGCTTTACAAAAAATAGCACAAGAAACTCAAACTGAATTAGAAAAAAGTGGTGTAGATGTGCCCGAAGCACCAAAATCAGCAAGAAATCCTTTATTTGAAAGTGAAGATACAAATATAACAAGAACGGAAAGTGGTACAAGTGCTATTTCAACAGATACAGATTTATCAAGAACTAAAAGTGGTCCATTATTACCTGACCCTGATACACCAGTATCAAGACCACCAACTTTACAACCAAATCCACAAGTAGTCCCAAAATTAGATATTAGTAAAGTTCAACCTTCACCACAGCCCGAACCAACACCACAAGAAGAACAACCACAAAAAATGAAGGATAGTGATTTAGAATTATTTTCTGTTCCCGAATTTGAAAAAACACAATCACCACCAGACTTGTATCCATTATATAGAAGATTAAGACTTTATATAGAAAATGTAGAAGCAACAACATTACAAGGAAAAACAGTAGAAGGTGTATATCATATACCATTAGAAAATTATAATGGATTTATAGCAGCAAAAACAAAATTAATTAATGATTACCAAAACTGGTTTAGAGGTTTAAATCCTAATCAAAGAATTTATATGGTTAATCAACCAATTATGGCTGAAATAAATAAACTCATGTTAAAATATACACGAATAGAACCAAAAGAATTAGCAAAAGAAGAATTTAAATTAAAAGGCATACCAGTTAAAGAAATAACACAAGGAAACGAAAAGCCAGAATTAGAAACAGCAATACAAGAACGAGGATTTAGTGATGAAGAAAAACAAAAAATAAAAATTGAATATAATAAATTATTAGCAGCAACAAGTAAGCAAATAACAACAATAGAAAAAGATTTAAATAAAACTGATAATACAGAAGAAGATTTAAAAAAAATAATTAATGATATAGATGAATTAGAAGATAATATTACACAAACTCACGATAAATTAGATCCAGCAATAAAACTTGGTGTAATAACTTTATATGAAAAAACAAAAGTAAGATTAACAAATGTATTAAGAACAGCAAATCAAAAATTAGATTTTGTAGTAAGATCCCCAGGCGCAGAATCAGCGCCTCCAAAAAGTCCAGTTCAAATTAAACCACCAGCAGGACCTCCACCAGCCCCTAAACAGCCACAAGATTTATTCGCAAAACAAATGGAAAAACGAAGCGAACTTAAAACTTTGATTGAAAGATCAACAACTGGATTAAAAGATGATATTGGTGAGGATGATACAACAAATGTAGAACCAAAAGATTTACAACAAATTATTAGATTAGAAAACGAAACAGAAGCAAAAGTCAAACTAAAATACGAACAAGCAAGCCAAGAAGAAAAAAATAAAGTAGATAAAGATTATAAAGAATATTTACAAAAGAAAAAAATATATATTGGAGAAATAGATAAAATATTATCAACCAAGCCTTTAAAAGGTGATTTACAAAAAATTAAAAACTATACTACATCTAACGATAAATTTGGAACAAAGGGTCCTTCTTCTGTTGGTGGTTCAGTATCAAGAATTTTTGGAATACAAGAATATTCAAGAATAGGTAGTATAACAGGGCCAAATGCTACTAATCAAAAACGAGCAGAAGTAAAAAAATTGTTAGATAAATATGAAAGAGAACAAGGACCAGTAAGAGTTGAAGTTCAACCAGTATCACCACCGTCATAAATTTATTAGTTATTAATTTAAAATTATTTTCTAATTATATTATATATGAGCAACCTTGAATTAATGAATGAATATTTAAAAAAACAAAATAAAATTAGCGAACAAACAAAAAAGACTTATATTCAAACAGCAACTACTTTACCTTTTAATATTACGACTACACAACCAACAATTATTAAAAAACTAAAAGAATTATATACAAATCCAAATACTTTGAGTTTGTATTTGAACATGATAATTTTACTTCGTAGAGATAATAATTTAGAACATAATAAATTAGTAAAATTAAGAAACGATTTACGCGAAGAAATTATTTCAATTAGAAAAGAAAATATGAGTGATAGTAAAAATACTTTACCAAGTTATAAAGAAATTATTGATAAATTAAAAGATATGAATGGAATAAGATATGTAATTAATTATTTAATATTAGAATACGGTTTAAGAAATAAGGACATTAACTTATTATATGTAAATAAATTACCTAACGAACAAAATGAAAATGAAAATTATATTAGTAAAAGTAAAAACGGATATAAACTAACTATTAATGACTTTAAAACTGAAAAAAGTTTTGGTACAAAAATAATAGATATTACAGATAAAAAGTTTAGAGAAGAATTTAATAAACTAAATATAAAAGATAATTCATATCTAATACCTAAAAAAAATGGAGATAAATTAAAAATTTCATCTTTCAATGATAAAATTATAAATTTAACTGTGGATGGATTAGGCGAAGTAAAATTATTTAAAATCCACATTAAATATTTATTAGATACAAAAGATTTTGAAAAATTAGAAGAATTAGTTAATACGCGTGGGACAAGTTTAGCTACAATTTTAAAAAGCTATAATGTGTATAATAATGATATGAAGAAAAATGAAAAAAAAAATGAAACAATTGAAAATGAAGTTAAAGATAATATTAAAAATTAATCTTCTATAAATTGAAACTTTTTACAAATATTTCTATTTTGATGTCTTTTTAAACTGTTTTTATTTACTAAACATTCACAGAATTCACATTTGACTTTTACTTTTTGTTTTTCTAATAGCTGTTCTTTATTTTGTTGATAATATTTTTTATTTTTTTCTTTATTTTTTTCTCTATATTTTTCACCATATTTTTTATATTTTTCTTTATTTTCTTCATAATATATTTTCTGTTTTTCATTTATTTCTGTTTTATTTTTTTCTCTATGTTTTTTTTGCTTTTCTAATAGTTTTTCTTTATTATCTTCTCTATATTTTTTTATATATTCTTTAAGTTTTTTTTTATTATCTTCATAATATTCCTTATCTGTTCTTGTTGGTAATTGAATATTTAATATCGGTTTTAATAATTCAATTACAATTCGTTCTTCTTTTTCTAATTCTTGTTTAGAATTACAATTAACATATTCTACTAATATCATATCCCAGTTTTCCCAACCACCATTATTTCTAATAAATTCATAAACTTTTAAATTATGACCTATTGCCGATGGATTATTACAAGAGTATTTATGTTTATGTTTTCTATTTTTCATATTAGTAGTACTACCTATATAAATATCTGTAATATTTGGATCTTTACAACATAATTTATAAATTAATCCTTTTGAATAATCTATTGTCCCTTGTCCCATTTGGTTTTATAATATTGTTAAATCAATTTTAAATACTTTATATATTTAGAGAAATAATAACATATATATATATGACCTATACAGAATGTTTATGTCCTACAAAAGAAGGAAATTGTAGTTGTTTAAAAACTTACAAAGATAAAGACTTTATAATATCTCAATTAATAAAAAAATATAAATATAATTACACACCTATAATCCACATGTTTCATGTCTGTACTTATGAAGAATTAAGAAATTACTTTTTACATTATAAAAAATTTGATATAGATGAAATATATTAATTTATAATTATTTTTTAATTTTTTTTTATATTATATTATTAATGAAAGTTTTAGAATTATTCAAAGGGACTGGTTCTATTACAAAATACTATGAAAATACAGATGTAGAAGTAATTAGTTTAGATATATTAAAAAAATATAATCCTACAATTTGTAGTGATATTATGACTTGGGATTATAAAGTATATGAACCAAAAACTTTTGATATTATTTGGTGTAGCCCCGAATGTAAAATATTTTCAGCATTACAATATCCTCTTATTGGTAGAAAATGGAAAAGTCGTGAAGAATTAGATAAAGCAAGAAAAGAAAATTCTATATTTATAAATAAAACAATTGAAATTATTGAATACTTTAAACCAAAATTTTATTTTATAGAAAATCCAAGATATAGTACTATATGGGATTATATAGAAAACGAAAAGTATAAATATAATTTTGTAATTGTTGATTATTGTGCTTTTGATTATAACTATAAAAAACCAACAAAAATATTAACAAATAAATTATTAGATAATGTATTATGTAGTTGTGCTGGTAATCCTAAACATCCTATGAGATTAGGTGTTACTTCTAAAAAATTTTTAGAAGCAAGACCAAATATACAAAAAAAAGATACTACAACTTTAAATCAAAGATATAGTATTCCACCAAAATTATTAACATATTTACTTGAATAAGCAAAAATTTAATTAAAAATTAATAAAAACACAATAAAAATATAATAAAATCATAATAATAAGTAAATTTAAGACTATTTCCTATTATAATCCGTTATAATTTAAATTATATATTAGTAAAACCCCTTATAAATAGTCTAAAAACGACTATTTAATCGTAATTAACACAAAATTAACATATAATTATTTAAAAATTAATTTTATATTCACCTTTTATAAATTTACTTTTCATTTTACAAATATTACATTTATTAGTAGAAAGCCTATTTCTATGAGGACAGAAACATTCACTACAAATCCGCTTTTTTTTATTTGGAAGAAATCTATTTATACATGATTCACCTATAATTAAAATAATATCACCATTAGTAATATAGCAATTATTTTTTATTTTGTGTCCGCATATACAGTAATTACTATGTGTAGGTAAAGGTTTATTATTAGTAAATAATTTATAATATTTGTTATGTTGTTTATTTTCACCACCAATATAATAAAAGTTTTCTAAATCTTCAATATTTAAATTATATTTTTTTTTCAAACCATTCTCAAAACGCTTACTAATATCCATAATATTTACTTATATTTTATTCTAATGTTTAAATCTTGAATAGAAGTATCCACCTAACCCGACAATTGCCCCAAGTCCCCCCCCTATGACTGTGCCTACGCCAGGCGCTAATACAGAGCCTAATGTAGCCCCTTCTTCTGCTCCAACAGCTAATGCTCCTAATCCAGCAACAACACCACCAACATAAGCAGCACTCGCGCCACCCGCTAAACCACCAGCAACATCTGCGGTTGCTAATGCTGTTTGGTCGCCAGCACCAACAGATTTTAAACCGCTAAAAACTTTTTCTGCTGTAAATGCGCCTGTTTCATAACCAGCTACACCCGCAGCTACTTCGGGAAGCATAGCACCACCCGTTAAAAATGCGCTTAATCCACCAGCAATAGCACCTCGTTCTCCTAATTCTGCTACTTGTCCTTGTTTGCCTGTTATTGGTTCTATATATTGTTTAATAATACCA